CATGGGGGCTTCCCAGGATGGAACGATCATTGGATCATCGGCTTCGCCGTAGTTGATCTAATACCGCTAGAGCGTTGAACACTCTCCCGATACTAGGACTCGGTTCCCACCGAGGAGTGAACTGGTAGGGTAAGGTGCTTAAAAGGCGCCTGTTCTCCCGCCAGTAACACACACCAGGCTGAAAGAGTTCACCGGAATACAAAGTACTTCCTGTGAGTTGCTCTATCTCGACAACGCCGCGGATCTCCCGCTTAGACGTCGTCGTAGCAGCTACTACATCAACCCCATTTAGGGCATCGATGCTCTGGAGGTAATCACCAACAGAAAAGAAGTAGTCTACTAGCCATGAGAACGGTACGCCCTCCCAAATTGCTTCAAGAGGGTTACCGGCCGTCCAGGCACGCCAATCGTGGCGCAGACGGACATAAGCTACGGTCCTGTCTCGCGACAGATACCGATTCCGCTTAGTCCACTGTGTGGCTCTACCGCCACTGCCTGTCTGGGAGAAGTGAAGCTCTCGTTCGTCGGTAGCAGACAGTTTAACTATGGGATTCAGAGGCTCCTGATTGTGAAGGAGCGTATCCAAATCTTGTAGCAGGGGGTTAATACCCCAACGCGCTGTTAGAAAAGCCGCGCTTAAACTGCCTAAGTTACAGGTTGGGCCATTGCACATGGATCTCTTTGCAGACATCCACGCCTTCTTGAACCGTCCTCGCCGGAGGTGCTTAACCGCACGACCGGTGTGTTTGAGGATATTCTCGAAGAAGCCAACGGTCTCCCTGAACTCGCCGACGTACTGAGCCATGCTGACGACGTCACCCCGGATTTTAAGCCGGACTGGCGTCACGCTGTCCACAGTCGGGTAATAGCCAGACGTGATCCGAGCGCCAACCGCGTAATGGGTATCATAGTAGAACCCACTTTCGCAGCTAGGAGCCGGTTTGCGATACAGGATGATCGCATTTTCACCGTACTGGTCATACTTCCTGGCAGTTGCAGTCGGATGTAAGGCTAGTCGCCCCTCGGGGCGAGGTCGCCTATCCGGTGCAATCTGTTCCGTCCATTCGCGGGACCCGGCGGAAACCGCCCGGGAACCGCATTTGTACGGCACAGTAACCATGAAAGTATCCCGCATAGTTCGCAGCGAAGCTGTCACATGTTCACCTCTTCTCACTTATGGCGAAACAATGGTCTTGTTCCGACAGGACCCCTATCTCCCC